CGGTGCGGCCCGGAGTCAAGGCATCCATGTCCACGATGGCTTCACCGGGATCACTCATGGTCTCATGTTCCAAGATCATCTTGGACATTGCGTTGAAACCACCGAAGCTGGCAGCAGCAGACAAGTCAGTCCAAGCACGCAAACGCTCGCGAGCGCAGCGGAGCACTTGGCGATCCAACTCGATCCACTCATCCTTGCGCAGCGACGTGGCATTGGCAACTGGGATATTCACCCCATTGGCAACCATGTCCTGCACCAAGCGCTTCTTGTAAATGATCTTGCCTGAGGAATCAGTCCCCACGTTGGCAGTCACATACTTGCGACCATCCTTGTCAATGTACGGGCGCAGCAGGCCCGGGTCGTAGCGACAGCTGGAGAGTTGTTCCCCGACTTCACCATGACTCTCGCCATTCAAAACATAATCAACAAACATCAGGTCATCCTCCTACAGAATGAAATGGCTCAATGCCACAGTGAAAGTTTAATGCCCGGTGTACATGCACCAGATCAGGTAGTCGGTCTGGGTGCTCGTGGGATCCAGGAACGTCTCCAAGCAGATGAACGATTCCATCTCCGGACTACCTGTTGTGTCGATCAACTTGCCCGTGCCGTCGTCGATCATCAGCAAGTCGCCAATGGCCCACGTCTCGGTCGTGCCCGTGTCCGGATCGGTGACGAGCATGTTGAGCTCCTCACCGGCAATCGGACAATACAAAAAGCAGCGATCTCCGCTGACGTAGGCATCCGTTGCCAACTTGCCTTGCAGCGAGTCAGGGAGAAGAACAGCCACAAGACGCTGATCCCCATCCGCTGCTGCATCGTAGACTCCCCACGTGAAACGGCCACCCACAGGTTCGGTGGCTGCCACAAGCTGCACACAGATCCCAGGCTTCAATGCGCCTGAGATGATGCCTTCGATGAATCGCCCTTGCGGTTCCGCACTGACGATGATTTCGTTTCCCTTGGCCATGTATCAATCCTCCACAAAATTTCAAAATGTTAGTAGTGCGGACAGAGGTTACGCCGAGCGCTGTTGCTTGGCCAACTCAGCCCAGTTGATCGTCGGCAGCGGCAGGAAGTCGTTCTCATCCACGGCCGGTTTCTGCTGGTTGCCCACGGGGACGGAGGCACCGAAGTAACTCGGGCGCACTTCCTCAACCTTGGCCAAGGCGGCGATGGCTTGGAGTTCACTGACGGGCTTCATCAGCAAGGCGTCTTCCTGGAACATGTTGGCCTTGTTTGCCAGGATGACCTTCGCCAAGTCCTGCTTCGCCTGCAACTCCGTGGCCAAGGCGTTGCGAACCACGCTCTGGATTTCCGGAGGGGCGGCGGCCATCCACTCGTCGGCCGTGATGGGCTTCGCGGGGGCGGGATCTTCAGCCTTGTTCGCCACGACGGGTTCCTTCGGCTTGGGCTTGTCCTTGCCCTCAAACTTGAGGGTCTTCTCGTTGAACGTAAAACCCACGTCACCGTGTTCAAATCCTTGCTTGACAGCATTGGCGACGGCCTCGGTCTGCTGGACCTTTTCCACGTGGGCCTGCAACGCGGTGAGCTTCTCATCGGTCATCGCGTTGAGCACCTCGCGGTCCGTCTCTTCCCAGCAATCACAATTCTCGATCATGAAGTCAGCGATTTTCGTTCGCTGATTGTCCGTCAACTTCTTCATCGTTGACTCCTTTTGGTTAGCTTTGTTAACAAAGACGCCACAACCATCCTTGATCGAACACGCACCCACTTGATCCGGCAAGATCGCAAGATGGTCGGGGCGGTAGTTCCTCGCCACAGCCGTATACTTGACTCCGTTGTGCTCACCCTGCTCAGGCGTCGTGTCCGTCAACAGCCCGGTACTCAACTCGACGGGCTTGCCCTGCTCCAACAACTTGAAGACGCCAGGAGCACGCCGGCGAGTATGGTCCACATCGAACCAACCCTCCGCCGTGAGCTTGTCATTCATCGCAGCATGGAGCACGATGCCCAGTTGCGACTTGTCGAGCACCCCCGCGTTACGAGCGCTCACGGGCTTGCCGTCTGCAGTAGGATGGTAGAGCACGATGGGAATGTGGTTCCAAGCACTCGGTTCCTTGGACAGTTCATCGAGCGGATAGAGCAGAGGTCCGTTGCTGCCATTGAGAACGCCCGGCACGATGAGGCTCAAGGGAGCAACAAGGTGCTCCCTGCCGTTGAAGATTTCTCGGCGAGTCTTACCAGCAATGTTGGCTACAACAAGCTCAAGCATTCTGAACTCCTCTATCCCAATTAAATAGTGGAGTTCAAATTTGGTCTATGACAAGGCGTGCATTTCAAACAACATCTAATCACATGTGATTAGACGTACGGAGAAACCAACAGCCGAACATGTTGATAGAGGTGCTTTCCATACAGGTGAACGCTCACGATGTCCTGTCCGTGCGGCTTCAACTTTCTTCGCAACAAGCAAAGGTGAACCGGCACCGTGCCGATGCTGCTGGGACCGCAACACCCGTGGAGTTCTTCCCGGGTGTGGGGACGGCCATCAGAAAGCACCTTGAGCATGGCTTCTTGGATCGGGGTGTAACCGTTACCCTTGCTCATACTGAATGCCACCATCTCCAGGATACGGCTTCACGTGCAAGTTGTTTTCGTAGGCAATGACCGAGGGGATGCCCTCGGGGAAGGCCTTGCAAATCACCCGCTCCGACGATTCATCTCCGTCGTTCTTCACACCCAAGAAATGAACGCATCCCCTCTTGTAGCACTGTGGTTCGCTGATCATTGCAACACCTTTCTCAGAAAGTCTTCGATGTTCTTAGGCAACCCACCCGCATAATTGGGATGCGTGTAAGCTGAAAATGATTCAGCAAACATTTCTAAATTGTTCGTCTTTGCATACACACTGACAACATTCTTTTCCAATAATGGAGTTGCAATATCTGTAAATGCAATGCGATCAGCACCAGATAATTTTTGATACCAAAAGTGATGTCCAAACTCATGCCTAAAGTTTGAACCCACATCATCTGCGACTCTCCATTCACCAAGTGTGGGTACTGTTGAGACTGGTCCTTCAGCTGCAAGTTGTATCAATCCATTTTTCTCGTAATACATTCCATTCGCATTTGAAGATTCTCGTGCACTCCAAGTCTTTCCAGCCTTGATTTCCAAACTCACTTCATCTTTCATATTCTGCTTTCCAAATTCCTTCAACAATAGAAATCGTTCATGCAATCCAACCATTTCATCGTTGACTTGATTGAGTACTCGCAAAACATCTTCCTTAGATATCTTGTCAGTTGAAATCATCGGCATTACACCCTTTGATCGCAACTCTTCCTTCACTGTTGCTACATCCAACATCTTCTTTTCAACTGGTGCCTTGACCTCGGACATGACCTCAACGACTTTGGGTGTTTCCACTTCAGGCACATTCACCGGCTCTGCAACGACGTGGGGCGCAACAACTCTGTCTGCAAACGCATTCGGCAATCGTTCGCCGATGACCTTGTCGAATCCCAACTTGTCCAACTTCTTCTCAACGTCCTTGCCAGACTTCTGTTCGAGGTCTCGCCAGACAGCTTTGCCCTCCTTGTCCTTCTCGGTCCACACCTTGCGAGACTTGTCTTCGCCGATGTTGGCCGGAAGCCAGCAGCACCTGCAGTTGGGATGCAGCGGGATGATGCTCCCCGCCTTGTCGATCGGCATGACGGATCCGTCCATGTCTGCACAGAGTCCGCACACCAAATCGTCCGACGCCGAAGACCACTCGACCATCACGCCGACCTCTTCGACGCCCAAATTCTTGAGTGCTTCCAGCTGCCCGTCTGCGTGAGCACGAATCGTCTCCGTGCGTGCGATGGTGGTACCCCTGTTCCTGCCAATGCCCACGACCTTGTTCAACTCGCGACCCGTTTCACGAGGACCCCTTCCTTGAATGATGCTGTCGGTCATGATCCGATTCATCTTCGTGGACATGTCCTGCGTCACTCCCTTCAAGTCCATGAACGAGCGAGTCGCCAGCAGGTTGACCCTTTCAATCGAAGCGGGTTGCCGGAAGGAACTTCGCAGGAACTCATCCCGCTTGCCCTTGTAGTAATCCATCTTGGAACCGTACTTCTCGGAGTACTTCTCCGAGTACTTCTTCATCGCATCGTCGAAGGCACGGCCCTGTCCCTTCTCGTACGATTCCTTGATGTAGCGTTCGAGCCAGTTGCGATCACTTCCTCCCAAGACGGTGCTGTTCAACTGGCTGTCCGACCACTTGCGAAATTCGGCCAATTGCTCAGTGGTGGTCAACGCGGTGTAGCGTGCGTGTGCCGCGAAGACCCTGCCCACCGTGGCCACTTGCTTCTCCTTCAAGCCGAACTTGTCTTCCTTGTCGACGGCTCGCATGATGGCCTGCTCCAACTTGCGGAACCTGGCCTCCATCTCTTGCACGAATCTCCTGCGAATCATCGCCGTGCGAGACGGGTCCATTCGCAGCGTGTTGTTCTTCCGCACGTTGTACACGTGCTGCTTTCGAGGGTCGTCGAGGATCATGTTCGGCATGTCACTTTCCCTTTACTGGTGCAACCGGCTTCGGCTTGCCAATCTGCTCGATGTTCTTTTCCTTCTCTACGATGTCGAGGTCCGCCATTGCTTCCTCGCGTTCATCGACGGGTTCAACCATGCCGCCTTCTTCCACGTGCGTGGTTGTTGCCTCACTGATCTCCTCTGCCTCTTCATCTGTGAAGTGGAGCACCTTGGTCAGGAAGTTCTTGGGCTCGATGAGCACATCCACGCTGCCACCCACGTACTTGGACATGGCATCCGTGATCAGTCCCGCATTCGTGGCTTGCTCCGTGGCGTTGGCTTCGCTGAGATCAGGCCACGAGACGCTGTAGCCCTCCGGTTCAGGTAGGAAGCCCATCACGATGCAATGATCCACGAACGGCACAGCGATGCGCGGCGTCACGTACATCCTCTGCCGTGCTCGCAGGCGATCGTCCCACGTATCCTTGTCCTGTCCGGATGAAAGTTCTCCCCGCTCGCTTCCCATGAACACGCGCTTGGGCATCGCCAGCTTGATGCAGATGGCTTCGAGTTGCGTGTTGATCTGCGGAGTGGGATCCACGACTTGTGGAGCGAGCGACTTCGCGCTCATGCCCATCAAGGAGAAGTACCGCTGCAGGCCGTTCATGTACTGCTCCATCTGCTCTCGCGTTGCAGCGGCATCTACCTCGACGTCACCGCCCAACTGCGGATGCGTCTCCAATGAAATGCCCGGGAAGGCACCCCGCCAATACATCTCCGCAGAGCCTCCGTACAACTTGCGGAGGTTGTGGATGTTGTTGAACACGGGGCGCATGCGGGGCACGCCGAACAACTCGCTGGATCCGAGGTTGTCAGCGATGTGGATCACCCGCGTCCAGTGCACCGTCTCCGTCGTCGTGATCTGGCCTTGTCCTGAGTGCACCTCTGCTGGGTCAGCAAACGTCAACAAGTACAGAGTGGGCTTCCCGTAGCGAATGTTCTCCCTGTCCGTCTCGTAGGCACTGATCTGTGCCAGCGATTCATCGAACACGCGGAGGAACAACAGCTTCCTCCCGGGCTTGGGCACCAGGGGCATGTTGATCGGCAGCCCATCGTCTGCTCCCAGCAGCAGCACCCCATACGAGCCCACGCCGCTCATGATGTCGGCACGTAACAGCGCATCCCAAACGGGGCTGCCCTCTTCGTCCTGATACCACGACTTCCCGCGCAGGCCGTTCGTCATGTCTTCCCAGGCCTGCTCAAAGGGCGTGGTGACATCCATGTCTTCATCCTCGAAGACGCTGGGCTGAACCTTCCACGTCTCCAATGGAATGGCCTCCACGACGCGAGCCGCAATGGCTTCGCGGTCGAACAACTCCCTGTACATCTGCGGAGTGAGTTGCGATGTTTCCGGGTATCCGCACTCGTGATTCAAATCCCTCCGTGGATCCATCAGAGAACTCATCAACTGCGTGCGAGACATCATAGCATTTGCAACCAGTTCAGCATGGATCCAGCGCTTCTGCATGTCATCTTGATTGTTGGTTGTGATCTTTTCTTCGAGGGGCATGGCATCTTCCTTTTCTAAAGTCTGACGGCACCCGCAGTCGCATGGGTGGCTTTGCGTTCGAGTCCAAACACGGCCAGCACCAAGCTGTCCGCTTCATCGGGGCTGCAACCGAGCAGTTCTTTCAAAGTGACTTCCTTGCTGTCTTGGTTCTTCTTGTCCTTCGGTGGCAAGTACAACCGCCCCTCTGAATCATACAGCAGGGGAATGGGTGACAGCTGCCTGTGTAGCTCCGTGTACTGAGAAGGGATGGAGAACGGCAGGGGATTCTTCGGATCCAATCGCTGCCTGAGCATCCCGTACATCTCTGCCCGGCGATTCTTGTAGACGTAGCGTTCCTCGGTCTCGTCCCGGCGCTCCTTGAGGGTCTTTAGGCGACGCGACAGGTTTGGATCGCTGGCTGCCTCACCAAACCCCACGGTGCGCACTGCGTAGCCCTGGGCACGCAAGAAATCCGCGTGTTCCTTTCCGCCTCCGCCCCGATCGAACAGGACGTCTTCCGGCTTGATCTGCCACTCTCGCATGAGTGCCAGGGTGCATCCTGGAATGATCGCTGTGTTGGGAGTCTTGTACGCATCTTGGAAGAGCACCCCGTACTTGTCGCAGATGGTCCAGACTGTATCATCTCCACCTTCGCCCGTGTCGATTCCCAGAGTGCGCTTGTCCTTCTGCCTCTTCAATTCAATGCTACCCGACGATTGCTTTGCCCTCGCCAACCACTCCTCGGGAAACAGCATGATCTCGGCACCGCGATAGAACTCGGCACGCAGCGACACGCACTGCTGCATGGGATCCCATGTGGCCAGGTTCTTCTGGTACTCGAGGTAGTCCTTGACTCCATCGATGATCACGCGGTTGCTGGGCTCCTTGCCCTGCGACTTCTCCAAGAGTGCCAAGCGGATGTTCGGACTGTCTTCAGCTCGGATGCGAATGACCCTGCGGTAGCAACGCTTGCCGTCTTCGGAGAACATCGTGCCTCCGGGATCGCGCATCAACGGATCGCCGTTCACGGCCTTGTAGAAGAAGTTGGCGCACGGCCACGTGTTGCCGATGATGAGTGCCCGCTTCGTCCACGTGCTCGCCATCATCCAGTAGTCGTCGGCCACGCTGCTCGATTCGTCGGACACGAACAAGGTGCGGGGAACGCCGTCCCCGGTGTTCGCGATGTGATGCCCCTGCATGGATGCAATGCTGTCTTGACTTGCCACCATGCCCTTGACGTAGCTCAGCGGGCACACCGTTCCATCTGGAAGCCGCTTCAGAATTTCACGGTGATGCATGATCAGCGGTCCACCTTGCTCGCTGTCCAGTGGATATGCAGCCGTCTGTGCGAAGCGCTTGATTTCTCCCCAGAGCACTCGCAAGTGATCGTCCTTGGCAGAGGTGGTGATGATGCGGCAGGGATTGCGAGACAAGAAGAACCAGATGACGATGAATCCCGCAATGAAGTCCTTGCCCAACATGTTGCCCGCGGGCACCACCGTCATGTCGTCGTTGACGATGGACTGGATGACTTCGACTTGCTTGTCGTAGAAGTGCACGTGCGGCCACATGAGCGTGGCAAACTTGAGTGGATCGGTAATGAGTTGGGAAAACTCTGCCATCACATGCCCTTCAACAACCGCAGCGTCCACATCACGAGTATCCTTGCCACAACCTCTGCATTTACTCACGGTACGTTTCCCTCCTCACGCAAACATGTGCTGGCATCGCATCCTCGAACTTCGGAGAATGAATTGCCTCTCGCATCTTCCTTTGCCTGTTGGTCCAACTCAAGCGAATCTCTTCTGCCTCCTTTTGGATGTCTTCAAGAGACGGCTCGTACGCCACAACATTTTTCTTTTTCAAAGGATCACCCCGTCCCACACTTCGATCACCAGTTGCTTGTCACTGCCAACGAGGAAGTAGACGCGATCACCGCAGATCACTCG